GTTATTGTCGTGTCTGCCACGCTTAGTCCACGCCGCCTTAGCTGCACCGACAGCGCGTTAGCAGGCCATTGGTCAGGTGAGTCTATGGCTTGCATAAAGATAGCTTTGTCGGCTTCTTCTAGCTCGGCGCTCATGTCTGCAATTTTGCAGTAGATTGCTTTGCTTCTCGGTGGCGTTAGTCCTTCAAGCATCGTTGCCCCTTAGATTGTGAAGTCGTTGTCGGTTGCAATCAGCTTTTTGGCGATGTTGATTAGTGACAGATGGTTAGCCAATCCTAGACTGGACTTCACCTCTAGGTATTCAGCCAAGTCTGACCGGATGGCTTCAAAGTCTGCGCTCCAAACTAGATCGTGACGCAACAACCCAGCCGCTTGCTTGAAGTCGTTAGTGACCTTTTGGTTTAGGTTTTTAATCATTGTCGGTTTGCCTGCATTCTTAATGACTGAAGCACTATCTGACCTGCTATTTCTTCACTAAAGCCTTGTGCTACCAGCGAGTTCTTTAGCCCAGCCAGGGCTTCTGCAAAGACGCTTATCTGGTCAATCATCTCTGAGGTACTAAGGACTTGTCTCTTTTTCATTTTTCATCCTCATCGTTTAGGTACTCAATTAGATCGTCAAGGAACACCATTTCTCTGGGCTGACCAGTTGCAGGTTCGCTTGATACTGAGATGTGCTGAGCTATTCGTATTGTTCTATGACGTTCTGCAAGCTGTCCGGCTTTGTACCAGACCTTGCCGTTAGTTGCAATTAGTTCGTTGATGCTCATTTTGTCCCTTTCGTGTAGGTGTAAAAGGTAGCTTGGCAAGGTTGTAAAAGGTAGTGCTTACAATCGTTTAGCCCTCTAAACAATCGCAATGGGTTTGATAACACTTGTGACCAATCGGTTACTATGGCGTTTGTGCGGTATAGGTTACATTCCATTATTGTGGACTGTTGTGCATTTTTATGGATGCTGGCTTTTATGTTTTTATGGACTGTCAGGAAACTACCGCTTTCGGTATAGTTCTGACACAAGTGGTAATTGGGTGCGAAGTATGCACTGACTTCCCTGCCAATCCCTGACCGTGTTTTCTTAGTCATAATCTCTGACCTTGTTTCCTTAGTCATCTTGTGCCTCCAAACATCTCTTGATGCAGCTCTTGTTGAGCCACAGCTACCTTGAACCAAGCTGTCTTGTCTATCGTGCAGTTTGGGCAGGTGACGTGGTAATTGAAGCGTGGTGGAGTGTCCCAGCCGATGTTGAATAGTTCCTCTGCATCTTGTCCGGCTGTCTTGGTTCCACAGCCCTCACAGGTGTAAATAGCGTTCACTTCTGCTCCAAAAACGTAATCAAGTCTTGCAACGCATAACAGGCCGAGTGTTCACAGCTTCCGGCGTTGTTGTCAAAACAGATACGGTGTTCAGCGTATTCTTTGATTCGAGTGCGCTCTAGCTCTGTGCCGACTTCTACGCCTTTTGTCCAGAGTATTTTGCCGCTCATGTCTTTCATGTCAATCATGCTTTAGCCTCATCACTTGCCAAAAACCGAGCCAAGCTTCTGATTTTTTCGACCCGAAAGCCTGACCAGGTTTTGCGGTCAGTAACAACGATCGGTGCTGAGGTGTGACCTATTAGCTTGAATCGTTCTAGCGCCTCTGGGTGCTGCGTGAGGTCTACCTTGTCGTAGATGATGCCTAGCTTGTCCATCAGCCTGGTGGTGGCGGCGCACTGCACGCACGATGGCGTTGTGAATACTTGCACTGGAATTTTCATACTTTTTTCACCCACCTTAGATAAAGGTCTGCCCTTTGCTCACTGTTATTTCTAGAAGTCATTTCAATTTCATCCGCAAAGTGCGCCCTGATTGTCCTTGACCAAGTTGACCTATGGTAATTGCCAACAGACAACCATTTACCTGGATAGCTTTGCAGCAGCTCAAGAATTTCGGCTGTAATCAGAATTGAGTTGCGCCCTTTGGTTGCTTTTGGTGGATCTTGCCAAATTAGTGTATTCATACTGAGGCTCCTGTCTGGCTTGCTATCTCTGGCTTTATACGCTCTACAGCAACTATTGCGTGGTTGTAGCCGCGTTCTTCTGTCTTGGTGAGGCTTAGCCGGCGCTTTAGACCGACTTCAAAAGAAAGCTTGCGTGTTGCAAACTCTGCGCCGATCCTGATGCCGTCCTTGTATGCGCTGTCCATCTGCTTTGCAAACAGAAAGTCTGCTACCTCGTACTTGAAGTCTGACCAGTTCCTAATCATCATTGGTCCATTCCTCTCCGTTGAGCTGAGATATCAGCTTGAGCAGTATGACTGCCGTGGTCTTGTTGTTTACATTCCATTCACTGTCGGCGCGCTGCTGAATTTCTTCTATGACTGAATTCCAGCCTAAGTCGTAGCCGGACTGAAAAAGCACGTCTAGGTTTGCGTCAATTTGTTGCTTGAGTTCGTGTACTTTCATTTGTATTCCCTTCTTCTAATAAAAGACTAGGGGGTCAAAAGAGTAACTGCAAGCTCATAAAACCCTGTGTTACCGAACCGTTACAAAGCGGTGATTGTGATTTTGCAACCAGGTTCGCGGTCGTCGTCATAAAACTTTCGAGCTATTAGTTCAATTACTTGGGCGTCGTCGCCCCAAAGGATGCCGTCTCCGACTTTGCCGTTTAGCCCCTGACTGATTCCGTCGAGGGCGGCCCTGGATAATTTATCTACAGGTCAGGAGGGACTACAGGCCACTCCCGTTTACTCCTTTTGACACTAGGGGGCCGACGAACGTAAAAATCTATCTCTACGCTTACGGGTCCTAGTATCTTTATGTGATCTTCTGGTAGTTCGTGGCACGCTTCTGCGATTGCCTTACGCCAAGGTTTTAGAGTTTTGGCTGACTGTTCTACTACTCTGCCGTTATAGACAGCTTTGGATCCTTGAGGTGCTGGTAAGCCGTAGACCTCAAGTGTTATCGGCATACCATGCCTTGATTACGGAATAGAAATGTAGACCTGCCCACACAAAGGCTATAAAGCCAGTGATAGGTTCCGCCTGCGTGCCAAGAATCACTAACAGGGTTGCTGTGAACAGGCCTACAAATTTAGTCATTAGAACGGAGCGTCCGATCCAGCCTTGATCATTGGGTTGTTGACGTGGATAGCTGCGGTGCGTTCTAGGTTGCCAGTGCGCTTGCTGGTAAATTCTTCTACGCGAGAAGATAGATCGCCAACAATCTCGACAACATCACCTTCACTGAATTTCTCATCTGTCCATACTTTGTAATACTCGTCACGCATTTCGCCCAGAACCATAACCTGAGCCTTTGCGGTAAAACCCTTTGAGTTTAGGAAAGCTACTGTTGCGTCTGTAATCTTGATTTGTGCCATGTTCTTACCCTTCTATGTGTGCTGTTTGCACACAATCGTTATTCCCACAAGTCCTAGTACCGGGGTGAACTGCATAGCCTTCGTCGTCTACTGGTGTGACCAGATCAACCCCGAAGTTCCCGTGCCAGGGCAAGCAAGCTTTATCTTCAGTTTTTATCGTTGTTGCTCTTGCAACTCTACAACTTTGGCAAAGCATCCGCAACTTTCTTCTTTTGCGGTTTACCTCAAAGGTATAACCACAGCGATGGCAGTCTACGAATTCAAACACACTTCAACTATAAATGTTTTCTACTGCCCATGCGTGAAGTTGCTTCTGCGATTTGAACATAAAGTCCGTAAAGTCATTGTCCTTGCTCACTGATTCAAACATCCGCCACTCGTCTGCTTTAGCTGCAAGAACCCGACAACAAGGGTTACAAGACACAATCTTCATGCTGTGTATGCAAAGTGGCTCTGGTGAGCTGTCTGCGTTCTCTGGCTGATCTGTCGTGTTTCGTGTCGCTCTGTGCTTGGCTTCTTTTGACCAAGAAACGATGTGTCGAGGTTCTAGGTAGTTGACAGTGGCATCCTGCCTAGCAAGTATTAGAGCAGACTTAGCTGTCTCAAAGTCAAGGTGACCAATAATTGCTTGCCATGCAACAGCCAGGCTTTCGTCTAGCTTTCTATTATCAACCGCTGCGATCTCTTTCAGTAGCATTTTTGTCTCATTCAGATTCATTGCCCCACTCCTTCATTAGTTTTTCCTGTTGTGTTCTTTCACGTAGCTTCTTTGCTCTTGAGTCCTCTGGCAGAGGACCGTTATCCCAGCTATCAGCATTTAGCCAAGAAGCCGGATACTTTGTAAATTCGTCAATCCTGTTTGGATCTGACTTGTACTGAATTGCACCAGCAAGAATGTTCTCAAATCTTTCTCTAGAAATAGCAGATAAAAAAGCTTTGAAGGCTTTCCCTTTATCAAGCTTTCTTGGGTACTCTTTCCAGAACTCATCAAACAGTTTTTGCGGAGTAGTTCTCTTGCTATTCTTAGTACTTTGTTCTTCTATAGGTTCTTGGTATTCTTTGTGACCAGTTTCCCCGTGACGGGGTTTTACCGTGACGGGGTTTTGGGTCACCCCCTGCTGCCCAGTATCCATAAGGGAATAGGGTGACGCAGTTACGAATTTGTAGTCTGCGAACGTTCCATCTGCGTTTTGCGTCTGCTTTTTGGATCTGCGCAAATAACCGAACTTCTCAAGTTCCAGAACCGCCGCTTTTATTGTGTCAGTCCCGTTGCCGTTTACTCTCGCTAGTGACCGAATACTCATGCTCCAACCGGCACTGTGACTCATAATCTGAGCAAGCAGCCCGATAGCCTTTAGTGACAGCCTTGAGTCCCTTAGCCAAGCGTTTGGTATCTGTGCAAACTGATCGTCAAACGTGTGATGCCCTCTTATCAGAGCCATTTTGTTCCTTCCCCTTTTAGATTAGGTAGCTAGGCGGCTCAGTTTCGTGCTTGCCGCCCTGCTTGTCAAGTGAGTACCAGATACGACGTGTGTAGTCGAGTATCGGGTGACCGGGTGCCGAGAACTTAGAGGCTTTGTGACCGAAGTCCCTTGCCTCAGCCGCAACGTTAGCGTCGCTTTCCATCCGCCCATTGTACTCAGCGCAAACTAGTATCACATTTTGCAAGTTATCTAACACTTTTGAACCACCCATGCCTCTGTTCTGTACATGATGCGGTACAAGGTTGTCAGATTCGCCGCAGTGCCAACACCACAAATCGCGAGCGCGTAGCTTGCGTGTCTCTGCGGCTTTCACAGTCGCGTCTCAGCCTGCATTAGCTTGGCTTGAGTGGCTGTCGCCATGAGTGCGCTTTCCAGTGACCGAATCTTTACACGAACTCGGTTAGCCTCAGCCTTGCGTAAATCGCGCTGTAAGCGTGCGTCAGCGGCTTCTAAGCGTGAAAGGGCAGTTCTATCCGCCACAGTGCCTTCAGCCCGTATAAACGCCTTCTGCTCAATTAGGTCTAGCTCGTTTTCTGCTATTGCTAGTTGAACTTCACATTCGTAGAGAGCTTCAGATCCCTTACGGTTTTCCGCCGTTAGGTCCGCTATCGCCTTTATTATCTCTGAGTGAATCACTTAGCACCAACAAATAATGAATGACTTCGTTGTTCCAAAACTTAGCAAGTTCATGCCTGCCCAGCTTTCGAGCCACGTGGTACGCTTCCTCGGTCTCCCGAATCTTCGCCTTTAGCACTGAAAGATCCTGCAATGTCAGCCAGCCTTTCTAGTACCTGCGTTGTCGCACCTTCGCCCTTTGCTTGTGCATAGAGCCAGCGTAATCCTTCTACATCTGTAAGTTTAGATGCTTCCGCTTCATAGTCTCTAAGGCTTGGTTTAGGCGTCACTCCACGCTCAACCTTTTCCATTTCCGTCCTGCTTGCCAAAGAGGTACGATCGCCAGACCAGCCACCTAGAGCCATCGCACGTCCACAAGCTGAGCTTTCTGCGTTTTCAAGGGCTGAAGTCATGTTTGCACCAGCAGTACCGTCCACTTCAAACGCGTGTCCGGTAGCTTTAGGCAGGTTGTTCGCCTGGTCGCCAGCAGTTAGGTAAAGAGACGCCTTGACAATCCAAGTTGACACCGAACGATCGGCAGTGGTTGTTAGGTTCTCAGTTACCATTCTTGCGTCTGGGTATTCTTCGTAGACCATCTGCAACCGCTCTGCAACTGTTGCGTATTTAGATAAATCAAATTTCGGCATCTTCGCGCCCTTCTATCCGCATGAACTGCCATCCAGCATCCATGTAAAACCACATATCTATTTCTTCCATTGAGATGCGTTCTAGGATTCCGTCTGCCAGCTTTATGCCGTCAACCATTCCCTGAATTACAGTGTCGCCTTTACTAAGTCCGACATAGCTTCCAAGCCCTATCTCTAGAGGCTCTGTTTCTGATTCTTCGCTCATAGGTTTGCCTTCTTGTTTACGATCAGTGTCGGGGTTCCGGCTCTGATTTGTCGTGATGCCACTCGCACTTCGCCTACCAATGCGTGCTTGGCAGAACCCATAGTATCTAAGGTTTTAGATTTGAGCAACATCAAGTATTTGTACCCTTCGTCGGTCGCGATCTGCGCCCGATAAAGCTCTTGCCCTAAATCGCCTATCTCAACCTCAAGGTCGTTTAGTCCAGGGTTCATGTGCTTCACGGCGTTGTAAGTTGACTCTGAGCCATCCCAGTCAGGCTTAGTTTCAGACTTGACTGAATTCCAGAATCTTTCTAGTGCGACGTTTTGCACGTCAATAAGTTCTTGGTTGTAAAGCACGTCGTATTCGTTCCAGGTCATGCCTGCCACCGCAACGATGATGCCCCTGTGTATCTTTAGCACGCCCATGTAGTGCTGCACCTGCGCTAAGTAGGCTCTAGGCACTTCGTCCCAGCTCATCCGTGCTGTCTTTACCTCAACCACCATAAGCTCGCCAGTTTCTTTGTGACGGGCGATAGCATCTGGGTTAGCGCGCCGGTAGTCGCAATCTTCGTCTGCATAAGTACCTGTCTCAAAGACTTCCCAGTCAGGATGTTCCTCTGCCCACAGCATTAGAATCGGAGCTTCAAATGCCTTACCGAACCGAATTGCCCAGTTCTCTTTTATCTCTGACGGTATTAGGTTTAGCTTCTTAGCCCAAAGAGCATAGGCGCTCTCCCACGGGTTCAAACCAAGCACTGTGCCTACTTCACTACCTCCGACACCTAAAGACCGCTCAGTGTGCCACTCAGGGCTTCCTGGGGCGTATATGCCGAGTAACCTTGCGCCGTTCAAACGCTCAGGGGCATAAAATTCCATATTTTCTCCTTTTATTGGTAGTCTGAACAGTACTATGGGCAACAGACAGATTACAACTAGGTATATCAAACTGTTACAAAGCATCCACAAAGAAGGTGGCGTGCCTTGCGAGCGTTTACCTGACCTGTTCTTCCCTGAAGATTTAGATACGCCAGAACTAAGATCCGCTGCGACTAAGGCAGCTAAAGCGCTTTGCCACTCATGTCCGATAATCGCCGAGTGCTATGAGTATGCGGTTGAGACTGACCAGGTGCATGGTGTTTGGGGTGGGACTTCCCCCGACGAAAGATAGTTTAGGCAAAGCAAAACCCCCAGAGAGTGACCCTAGAAACTCTCTGAGGGCTGTTGCCTTGTATCTTTTGCGGCCCTAAAATGCCCGCTGGTCTAGTAGGAACTCTTAGACGCCATCCTAAGATGCACCACGGTCTGTCAATAAGAGGAAATCACTTGTTCCGGTGCAATTAGAAAGTTAGCGGTTATTGTGCAGCTTGTCAAGTTTGCTTTATCTGATTGTGCTGAGTAGTGTTTCAGCATGAACTCAGAACAAGCATTGACAGCTCTTGCCAACGGCATAAAAAAGACAGGCTCGCCCTCATGTCAGCAGAGCGATCCTGAAGCATGGTTTCCAGAAGGCGGCAGTACAAGCAGTCACAGAAACTCCGCTGTGATTATGTGCAAAGCCTGCCCTGTGCAGCAGCTATGCCTACAGTATGCGCTGATAAATAATGAGCAGTATGGCATCTGGGGTGGCGTCAACACAAGAGAGCGCAACCGAATGAGAAAGAAGCTAAGTGCTACTTCTTTGTCACGATCGAAGTTAGCACCGACAGCAGCGCCGACCCCAGCGAGATGCTGAAGAACCCAACCCAATCGGCTGAGAACAACCCAACAGTGCCACCACCTAAGAACGCTAGTCCTGCTTGAGCGAATGTCTTTATTGCTCGTTCA